TATATTTGCTGGATATACTCGTAGATTAAAACTCAAGTCTCTCTCAGCTCTTTGATATCTATAAACAGGTTCACTTCTACCAATGTAATTTGTTGGATTCCAACTTGGACTTACATTTTCTGTAATACCAGTTACATATCCTCTAAAGTAAATATATTTACCATCTCTTAAATCTCGTATTTTTACATAAAAATCACCTTTGTCTATATCTAATTCTTCTTGAACATAGGTGTCACTAATATTATAATCTCCAGTAAAATCATAGTCATTAAAAAGTGACTCTTCGATGCCCATATCCGAGATTTTATCGTTATCAGTATAAACAGAACCCTTTCCTAATCCCAAATATCTTGGTGTTTTTGAAGTAGGGTATTCAATTTGTCGGCCGACACCTTCAAACTGTGGAGCATTATCTCCTAAAAACCCAAATGGTAAACCAACTGTATGCCGTTTTGAATATTCAGCTCTAAACGGCATTCTCAAGCTAGCAATTTGTGGACCTAAATCTCTAAATTGATTAGTAAAATTTAAAAATCCAGTATTACCTTGAATTGGATTTATAACTGGTGGTAATACAATTTTACCTAGTTCATTTAAATTAGGTATTTCAAGTAATGCCCTAGCACCAGCATCAAGAGCTCTAGGTAGTGGATTATTTTTAGGAGAAGAGCCAATAGCATAATTAGTAATATTTTCTTTGGTTGTAAAAGCTAAACCGGCTGGTGAAGTATAGAATTTTGCTAATCTTGATACATCTTCAAGTGCAGCAGTAAATGGAATTAAATCTCTATTGTTACCTATTGAATTTGTTTTACTTCCAATTTCATTTACAATATATGGTTCTTTACCACCAAGTAATCCATCTCTAAAAGAATCAGAATATCCTTTTATATTTAACTTACTCAAGTCACCTGTACCAGCTCTTCCAGTATTGATATAAATTGAATTACCCTCGTGGTCTTTTTTTCCAGTATCAATTACTGGTCTGTTTATAACGGCAGTATGGTCTATATTATAAAGGGTTTCTAAAGTATAAGCACCTAATCCTAATTCTTGATTTTTTCCAAGTGTTGAAACATCAAAAGTTCTTTGTTTTATTTTACTATCATCATATACATCAGTATTATTAAACACTCCTGTACCTAATTTATAATCAGTCGTTACTGGATTACCAAAAGTTATCGTACTCGCTAACTTACTGTCTGGTTTGTAGAGTTTTTCTAGTGGATTTAAATTTGGAGATTGCTCTTCTGGTGGTGTAGGATTACTCGGTGTAACACCACCACCACTACCTCCAGCTTTCTCAAAAATATCTTTTAAACTTTCTAATGCCATTAGTTATTCCTATCCATAATCGACCAATGTTCCACCTATTGATCCATTGTATGCTATTTGATCTATTTGGTCATTTCTTACCACAGTTCTAGGAGCGGAAGTAGATCCTAATATACCTCTTAGTAATTCATTTGTTTCACTCATATCTTGAGGTTGTGAAGTATTTAATTTGCTAGCAAGATTTGCCTGATGTGCTTCATTTAAAAGTAACTCACCAGGTGATGCCGCCATTACAACTGTATCTTTCACACCAGGTGATTTACCACTTCCCTTTCCGTTAATAATACCACTATCTTGAAATCCACTCAACATGGTTTTTGTAGCTACAAACCCAGCAAGTAATCCAGCAAGAGCAACCGTTATACCCACAGGACCACTCAAAGCACCAGCTTTAGTTAAAGTGGCCGCCGATTGAGCAATAGCCAAAGAAATAGCAGCCGTTTTCAATCCAACAAACAAACTAATCAAAGTTGGTAAATTAGTTATCAACTTACCTATTACACTAACTATACTCATAAATGTATCTTTTAAAAATGAAACTCCACCACTTTCTTTTATAAAATCTCTTGCCTTTCCAATTAAAATTTCAATTTCAGGACCAATCTTTACTAATGCCTCAGAAAGTAATGATTTGAATTCATTAGTTATAGAACTTAAATTTGAAAGTGCTTCTTGTCCAGTTAAATCATCAAATGAACCAGCTGCTAAAGAACCAGCTAAAGTTAGTTTTTCCGTACCACTTACAAGTTTTGATAATTCACTAACCGACACACCTATTGATTTTGCTAAAGATTGTCTTTGTATTAAATTTAATTCATTAAATTCAGCTTCTGAACCTAATTGGTCTACTATATTTTTTGTAGCACCTGCAATATCACCGGCTAATGACAACTCCCTTGCCTTTTGAAAATTTAATTGTTTTCCAATTAATACTGATGCTTCTACTTCCCCAGCAATTGAACTTTCAAAATCCAACAATCCCTCTGCTATTTTTGCAGTTGTACTTAATGAAATTCCCATTTGTCTGGCTTGAACTGCGGCTTCGGCAATATTATCCCCACCATCTTTTGTAAACAAAGCAATTTCTTCAGCTGAACCAGCTATATCCCTCAAAACTGTAGTTGGAGCAACTCCAGCTTGTCTGGCTAATTGAAAAGCACCTTCTGCAAGTTTTTCGGCTTGTGTATCAGATAGATTTGCCGTTTGCATCAATGTACCAAAAAGGTTAGCGGCCTCATCTCCCGATAATCCTAAAGCTTTACTTGTATCAAATACTTTACTTGATAACTTAGCAGCTTCATCGACATTCATTCCAAAGTTTGATGCCAATGTACTTGTTATGGCAGCAACATCTTGAATTCCACCACCAAGTTTTGTTGCCTCTACTGATGCATCTAGTAAATCATTTTTAAATGGTTCACCCATAACGGATAAACTACCAAATGATTGTCCTATTGAATCAATCATTCCACCAAATTTAGTAGCAAGACCAACTAATACGGCAAATAAAGTACCACCTAAAAGAAAACCTTTATTAAGAGTGTCTGTAGCTCCACCACCTTCTTGAAGTGAGTCTTTTATTTTTTTAGCATATGTAGATACTAAACTTATACCTTTTGTTTGGTTATTAAGAGCATCAATTTGTTCTTTTTCTTCATCTGTAATATTTTTTTTGAATTTTAATAAAAGTGTAGATATTCCTAAACCTATTTTCGATGATAAGTTTTGTTTATTTACAAAGTTTAAAACAGTTTGATAATGTTTGGCTAAATCTTGTGCTCTCTTGTTACTATTAACTTGTTTATCGAGACTTTTACTTAATTCATCTGAAACAGATTTAACGGAATCTGTTATTGATTCAAACTTTTTATCAACTTGACCAATTGTTTGATTAACAAGTTTTGTTAAATCTTGAACCTCTTTTAGCTCTTGTACTGGTATGTTTCCAACTTTACCTGGTTCTGCCATTTTACATAAAATCCGCTACTGTTAAATCTTTATACTTTATTCCAAATAACCTTTCTAAGTTTTTTCCATTTTTATTTAAATCATCTATTTTTTTCTGTAACTTTACCATATCCTTTTGTAATTTTTTATTACTTTTAATTTTATCTACATCCTTTTTCCTACCTTTTTTTGATAAAAGTTTAAGGATATTATCTATAACTCCTTCAGATAAAATATTTTCTCTATCCATATATGACATGATGTACTTCCCCTAATATATTAATAAATATTAAAGATAGATTATTTACTAGGATTGAATCTTCTTGGAATCGAGGGTTGTTGTGGTTGAGATTTTTTTATTTCATCACTTTCTTTCTTTTTTAAATCAGTAAATTGACGAAAATAAAAATTTCTCAAATGAACGGGCATATGGTATACATCATTAAATGTAAAACCTGGTACACCATATGTAAAGTAAAATATATTCTGATGTATATCTAATTTATTAGATGGACTTAGGCCAAAAAAACTCGACTGTAAGCGGAATAGACACGCTCACAGTTTCACCTCCTATTTCGATTTCCGATGTCAAGTCAATATCGGGAGAAATATCAGCAATATATTTTCTCAATGCTACAGAATCCCTTGCGAGTAAATTCTGTGTAAATTCAGTAATGGTTTCTGGTTTACTATCACCATCAACTTCTGTTACAGTATAACGAAGTCTTGTTGTTATCTCTGTATTATATCCAAACTTTTTTGATTGTGTTAAATCCTTTTCAATTAATGCCTCATCCGCACCAGTTAATAATTTAAATTTAATTTTAGTCTTACCAACATCAGTAGTATAGTTAAATAAATTATCTTTATAATCAACATTTTTTGATAATTCTTTAAATGGACATTGTGATAAATCAAATGTATGTTTTACTGTTTCGTCTGTATTATTGGGATTAGTAACCTCACAAGTATATTCAGGTCCGTATGCCAATATACGAGAAGCAACCAAGACGGCATTTTTATCACCAAGTATTAAATCTCCTTGTTTAACACCTTTGGTTACTATTAAACTGTCTAGTAATTTATCAATAACAACACCTTTTTTAATGAGATTATCAGACATCAAAATATCTTCTTCTCGTGTTGTCATGTATTTTAATTCAAGTTTACCATCAGCAAGTGGTGAATCTTTTGAATATACCTTTCCTTGTGATGGAAGGTCTATAACTTCCGTAGGAAATTTGTGTTCTGACATTATAACTCCTTAGTAACTAATAACTATTAGAATTCAAGTATAGCGTAATCGTACCTCAATGTAAGTGTGATTTCAACAGGTTCAGATGCACTAAAGTCTAAATCACCAAATGTAGCGTCTTGAATATAAGTTCCATATAGTGTCCATTTTTCAACAATGTCACCAACAGGTCCTAATACTTGAAAATTAACATTTTTCTTATAAAAATCTTGATATCCATCACGACCAGTAGCTGATTCATGATGAAGTCTTATCCATTCTATTACAGCAGAAGCGGCAGAAGGGACAATCGGGTCATACAGAGTAATCTGTAATGTTTGCCAACGACCTTTACCTTTGACATATTTGGTAATATTCATGTGTTCCAAAGTTACTTCGTCAAAAGTAATCTGTGGTCTTTGTGCTGTTTTGATTGTAAAAGCTGGGATACCTGCAATTTCCATGATGAAACGATTCTTTAGTTTCGGTTCATATGGTGTGTAAAATATCTTATTCGCTTCTAATAATTCTGCCATTATCTATCTCCTATAGTAATAAATATCACTTTATCAAAAATTATTCAGGAAAAGCAGCACCAGTTGGTTGGACAACAAAGTCCAATACAATAAATTCTGCAGTTCTTGCTGGTTGTACAAATATCTGACCAATCAATTGATTTCTATCAATTGTTTCAGGTGTGTTATTAGTATCGTCCATTACTACTCTGAAAGCGTTTAGTCCACTATTTGCCTGTACTTGTTCTAAATAAGGATTAACAACATTCAAGAATTGATTTCTTAAATCAGTTGTATTTTGTTCAAACACCAAGTTCCTTGAAGATTGAGCAACAAATTTCTTTAAGTTAATCAATAGTCGTCTTACATTTACTCGGTCTAAAGCACTTGCTTTCTTTTGCATTGTCTTTTGACCAAATACTGTTACACCTTGTCCTGGAAATGTAGCAATCGGATTAACATTTGAATCATATAGCTCATCTCTTTGAGTCTGACTTAATTTTCTATATGCTTGAACGGCACTATCTATTCCACCTCTGTTCAATCCAGCAGGAGCAAACCAAGGTTGTCCAATAGTATCGTTAAAGTGATAAACACCAGCAATCACTACTGATGGTGGTACAAATCTAATTGTTCCAAGACTAGTATCTTGAATTTGTACCCAAGGATAATATGCAGCTGCATAACTTGTATTACGAGCTTCTGTATTTGCCTTTACATTGGCTACAGTTTCAGTCTTTTTACCATTATCAATTACCACAAAACAATCACCACGGTCTTGACATAATTCAATAGCATCTTGTACAATAGCATTATGCCCAGCACCAGCTTGGTCTATAATTCCTGGTATAAACAATAGATTGAAATCATATTCATCTTTATTATTCAGAACATTCAAAGCAGTTCTATATCCACCACCAACCGCAGCTGATTGTACTGGATAAGCAGACTTACCTGATGCTACTGAATTAACATCAACTCCTTGACTATTACCTAAATCAGATTCATCGTCTAAATAAAAATTAAATGGATGGTCTACTTCACTTCCAAAAACTCCACCAGAAAATGAACCACCATAACTTCCACTACCTAAACTTGGGAAGAATGATGCCGAATTTGTATATTTCGGAGTTGTTACATTACCATTTTCATCTAAATAATTTGGTGTTTTAGTCGTATCAGGAAATGAACTTATTCTAACAAATTTTGACCTATTAGGATAAGTACCAGTTTCTTTTACATATGCCTCACTATTTTCTACGGCAACAGTTGTATTTGTATCACCTAGTCTCTTTAAAATATAATTTGTACTTTCTGGATCGAAAGATAGATTTTCGTGAGTTTCAATTACTTGTTTCTTTTTAACTGTATCATTACCTTGTCTAATTAACAAAGTAAAAGTACCTTTTTTCAAATTTCTTTGTGAAACTTCCCATCTGAAGTTACTTGGTCTACCACCAAAACTACCATTATTGAATTGGTCATTAGTAGCCGAACTTGTCAATGGAGTCAATATCATATCAGTACCTAATGAACTCGTGTTATTGAATTCAGGTCCATTACCTAATGCCTCTATGGTAAATAAAGTACTGGTTGTAGTTGTATTAGTACCACCTTGTATATTGTATCTACTAGTACCAGCAGTTAGTGAACTTCTAAATACATCATCTTGTCTTGGATCTAAAGATGTTGTAGTTACTGTTAAGTTAGCATCAGTACCAGCTGAAGTACCAGATATTATTAATGTACCATTAGCCGCACCAGGTGCAAATGATGATGATAATGTTCCTGTAAATGTACTACCTATAGCAAGAGATAAATTCTTACCAAAGGCCTTACCATCAGAACCTGATCCTATTGTTACATATTTTTGGTCAGCGCTATCGTCAAATAAAGAAGAAGATACAACTGGTATAAAATCAACATTACCAATTGTTAACTTATGTAAAGATCCAGAAGGAGTACTATCAATAATTATGGAAGCACTAGCAAAAGTAGCTCCAGCAGAATCGGTAGAACCAACTTCACTAGTAGCTTTAGTTTGATTTGCTTGTGCCACTCTTACGATAGTAGCAGGACCACCTTGGCGTAAATATTCTTTCGCCGTATGAGATGTTAAATATTGATATTTATCCGAACCACTTTCTATTGTCTCACCGAATATCTGTACATATTCACTATAAGAACTAACTACAGTTGGGATTAAAACTGGACCTTTAACAGTTGGTCCTACAATAGCCGCCCCAATGGGACCCGCTGTTGCTGGTAAAAAAGATTGATCTATTTCGTTGGTAAATACACCTGGACTAAGAATTTTTTCAGCCATTGAAAGTCTCCAAAAGGTATGATATTAAATATAATTATTCATATATAAATATTATACAATTTTTAAAAGAGAACTTTAATATATAACTTTATCCCTCGGCGTCTGATGTTCCTACATCTACAGATGGTGTGAATACTCCAGTCTGTGGATCTAATGAACCTGGACCATATTTATCAGTAATTTTTTGCAGAAGTTCTTGTTCTTCTTTACGAGTACTTTCAAGTTCATCATTTACCTTATATTCTTCTTCTTCCAAAGCTTCAGATTGTTTTTCAAGATTTATTTTTGCAATTGTTAATTGACCAAATCTATTAGTAACTTGACTGTACTTTGTTTGTAAATCAGCAAGTGATTGTAACTCTTTCTCTGTAAATTTTACTTCTTTAGCCATGTAAAACCCCTATTGTGTTAGATTAATAAAACCATTTCATATATAATTATATAATTGTTTCTGAAAACGATACTTTTTTATTACTATAAGAACGAACCATTTCACCAGTTTTTCCAAATACCTTATCGGTAAATTCAGGAATCATATAAGCTTTTATTGTCATGTCAAATGTATTCTTTATTAATCTCTCACCTTGTGATTCCATTTCAACTTCATTATCAATAGATCCTGGTAAACTTGATAAAAACCTATAACTTGTCGGATCACCAAAGTAAGTTTCTAAGTGTTCTACCCATAACTCACTCAACTGATTCATTTGTTCCATATAAGCCGTCATCATCACAATACTATAATTTATTTCCACAAAATCTGGTTGACCTGTTATAATAAATTCTTGTACTGGTTGTTGACCAGTTAATACTGAAAATCTATCATAGCGATTATTTTTACTATAACGATTTGACCTAACAACTTTTATAAATTTACCTTTAACATCATTATCAAACGATACTGGTTTAGTAGGATCCATAGACAACGATGTTCTTTTAACCACCATAATGGGTAAAATAAGTGTTTGATTTGAATCTCTCAATACACCACGACTTCTTATAGTTTTCCACCTTTCTTCATTTCCCCATAATACAGGTACTTTAATAATCTCATTAGACTCTTTTACTACTGGTTTCATTATATTTTTAATATGTCCCAATATAGCCGTATCAATATCTTTCAATCCTATGGCATAACCTTTACCTACATTTCTACCACCAGATTTTTTAATGACAACTTTTGCATTACCCTTTTCTGAACGAATGCTTGTTTGTTCGGCACGATTAATTGTCGATTCGTTTGTTACATTTGTATTTGTTACAGGTTTAATTGCCACGGCGTAATTTCCTTAGTTTGTCTAATTTATTTTCTGAAGTGTTTTTATATTCTTCAGACTTCAATCCTTTTGTTGAAGCCTTATCAATTGCAATTTGTTTTTCAATAGGAACATCAACAGCACCTAAAGTAATATTCTCTTTTTCTCCTTGAACATTACCACTTTTAAGTAAATCAATTATCTCGTCAAATCTATCTTCTCTTTGTTCACCATAAATATTATAAGTCGTAGATTTTACACTATCATCACTTTCAACTGTCTGAACTAAAGTTGACCTCTTTTGTTTCATCACAAGAGTTTTAT